CCTTTATTCTCATAGTCCGTACCCATTTTAAAATAATAGGTATCACCTGCATCCACAAGACCAGCGTCTATAGTTGCATCTCCTGTGTCAGCCACGGAAGAATTTGCACCATGAGCTGTTACATAAGCATATCGCTTATGAAACGAACCCCTACGTTCGGTAAACTTAAACTCAGGGTCGTCTGTAGGCTTCTTTCCTACCTTAGATACAAATCGGAAGAAAGGGTCTTGAGCTATCGCTAGTTCAGAAACTCTATCCCCAAAATTGTACTTACGTCTAAGGTCTCCAGTAAGCTTGCCAGAACCAGCATTCCACGAATCCGGTCCTGCGCCATATGTTTCCATTCCAAAAACATCAGCCATTTTGAGCTCCTTTTTTTAAGGATTAATTGCGCTCGGTATTAAATACCAAACGCTTCTTCTAGTTCATTGGTCGAACCCAGAATAGCGTCAAAGACTGAATCGTCAGGAGATTGTTCGGTTTCTACACTGCCTTGTGTTGCTAAAGTACCAGGCTGTTCTTGAACTTCACGCATCTTTGAGTGAACCTCATTCCTAGTATTATCTGCAACTGCTTGCTCTCTTCCTTCACGATTCATTAAATAGTAAATATCCTCAAGGTCTAATGACTTCGATTTTGCAAATTCAACAAAATCATCCCATTCTTCTTGCGACATATCATGTTGCTTACGAAAAGTGGTTTCTTTTGCCAATTTTACATTTTCTTGTTTTTGACCTTGCAAAGCCGTATCCAACCTTTTTGAAACAATACCATCAATGGTAGCTCCAAATAGCTTTGCTGAATCAGATTCAGGATTAGAGAAAGCATCATCAGCATCGAACTCAAAGTCCTCTCCTAATTGTAGTCTTTCTTGCATAGTCTGTGGGGTCTGACCACCACCCTCAAAATAGTTTCTCACATGAGCTACTAAATTGGGGTCTTCTCGCATAGCATCTAGTATAGGCATATAAGGTTCAATTTCGGAAAGTTTTCCGTTCAACCTTTTTGCTTCTCTACTTGAATCACTATACCTTTTTGTTAAAGTATCCACTTGTGATACTTCTTCCTGAACTTCATCATTGGGGCTCGTCTGCGTGTTACCGCTTTGTGTCGAGGTTGTTTGTGAAGGTTCGTCTATCATGCCACCTTGGACTTGGTTATCTAGTTCTCCGAAAAAATCACTAGACGACATTCCCATTACAGCATCTTGTACGTTACCACTTTCGGGGGCCTCCACGGCGTTACCTACTTGTTCTGACATACTAATCTCCTTTTTAGAGTTTTATTAATTTATGAATAACAGTCAAATTTTCAAACTACTTAATTGCTACACATGTTTTAACTTTCATGTTCCAAACATAACCTTTTTTACATTTTCTGCGACCACCTTTTTCAGGGTGTTCTTTGTTATGTTGGGACTTTGAAATCTTTTCAAGATTAGAAGAGTTATTATTCTTTTTATTACCATCTCTATGATGTACCACCTCTCCCGACTTTGCATTGGTCTTGTTTCTATAATGAGTTTGGCTACTACCATCTTTCCATCTTCCATTACTGGAGCCACCTCTTGCCATATTAGGGTACTTACTCTTTGTCCACCGAGCCATCTTTACCCTTTATTTTTTCTTTAGAAGCCTCATATTCTCTCTTCATATCTTTTCGCATGTTCTCAAATTCGCCTCTTAGCATACCTCTTAATAATTTTTGCTCAGACTCAGTCTGCAATACATCCTTTCTAGTCTCTACAGATGCTTTGTCTATTTGTCCTTTTATTCCAGCTTGGACTAATTGTCGTTTAAGAGTTTCATTTTCACCAGTCAAATCTTTTAATTGACCTTCCATTCCTTGAACTTGAGATTGTAATTGCGAATAAACAGACTTTCTTTTAAGTAATTGCTTCTTATTTCTTATATCAGTTTCGGATACCATAGCTATATCATCAATCAATCCTGCTTGGAACCATTTGAAATACTCTTCTAATAGAGCCCATCTATTTACTGGCATTGTAGCTCCAGCAACCACTCTTACATCAAATCTTGCACTTGCATAATCTTTAAATCTAGATATTGCCTGACCATAATCATTGAAAATAGGAATATTGATTCTTACTTCTTTTTCTTGCTCTTGAGGTGATTGACCTGCTTCAGGTTGTACAATTCTAAATACCTTCTCTATTGTATAATGTCTTTGCGCTCTCATTTGGAAACATCTTCCAAGATGCTCTAAGGCTGGTTCAACAACACTTCCCATCCAAGCTTTTAATCTACGAGTACCAAATTCATCATTTGCAAGTAGTCCCCTATATGTTTCATTCTGCTCTTGTGTAAATCCCATCATAGCCGAAGGAACACCACTGATATATTCAGCATCAGACTTACCCTCTTGTACTACAGAATAAAATGCATTATTAATTGGAGCTGGTAAAACTGGAGTCGGAGGAGTAAATCCTTGTCTATATTTTAATAAAGCACCCGGTGATGAGGAATAAGCTTCCCATTCATCTTCTGGAACTGAACCTTCTTCATACATCCACCTAAGATTAGAAGCTAGATTTGCATTATGAAGCATTATTTGATGAGCTTTATTTATCTCTTGTTGTTTTCCTATTAATGGAGTAACTGCACTCATTGGATACGGAGTTCCAGTATACATATACGGAATAGGAACAATAGGATATTCTTGCATTGGCAATGTATATTCATATAAGAATACATCATCTCCGACACTACAAGTCTGTATTATTCTATTCTCATAGAACTTTACTTTATCTACAATATTCTTTTTAGCCTTTGAGTTTGACAATAGATTGTAATCTTTTTCAGTCATTACTCTCTGAGTAACCTTAGTAGCTGCATCTTGAAGTTCAGCAGTCATAACTTGTCTTTGCTCTTCTATAGCTTGCTGAGCCTGTTCACGACCTCTATCTATTTCCAACTTAGCTCTTTCAGGAATTATCTCACCATTTTCCAATGATTGTTGGATTTTTAATTCTTTTTCTATGAGACCGACTTCTATCTCCTTCTCGAAATCTTCTAACTTTTTCTTTACCTCTTCTTGTATAACTTCCATCTCAGCTGGAGAAGGCATTATCTTCATCCATACATTATAGTATGGGAATTTTTTCTTGGAATAAGTTTCGTAGTATGGGATTAAATCATCATCTTCGGCATCTATATTAAGACCCATTGTAATGTCTTCTGGTTGAGTACTACCACCTTCATGACTATCTCTTTGAGAGTAAGAAACAACATCTGTACTTTTTGTACACCTCTTAATCTTACCTTCAAATTGAGGAAGCATATTTATTAGTCTTTGCCTTGCAATGACTTTCCTTACTTGAATAAAGGAAGCATCTCTAAATAAGAAATCTCTAGCAGCTGGGTCAACATAAACATCGTAAGGGTCTAGTCGATTAAATCTAACTTCACCCATTCCCCTATCAGCGTCCTTATCTACATCTACAAAGAAATACCCAATACCTTTAGTAAGAGCATCTAGAGCAATTTGACTGTATAATGACTTACCATTTGAAAGATACCAGCAGTAATCTGCAATATCTGAATGGACTTGAGCTACGTCTACATCATCACCAGTAGCTCCGACTGCTTTCCATTTAGGATTATTAGCAGTCACAAAATATTTCATTATCTCTATAATAGGAGTAACCCTATTTATAGTAAACGTAGGCATGCCAGATTCTTCTAAGGAATCTTTTTCTTCCTTAGTTAGTTGCTCGTCTAAATAAAAATCATACCCTTTTTGACTAAGGCTTTGCCACCTCTGTCTATGAGAGTTATTCGCTCTCTCCCATAATTGTTTATTTACTTGAGCTTTACTTTTTTTAGTTGTTCTCGCCATTTAAATACCAAATCGTTTAGAAATTTGGTCTTTTACTGGTGAACCTTTTTTAGATTTCGATTTCTTAGAGCCTACGCATTTACCCGAAACCCACTTGCCTCCTCTTATACTACAAGTTGCCTTTGATACTCCTTTGGTGACAGATTTAACCGCAGTCTTTACTTTTTTTCTTCTAGTGGCGACAGGGTCCTTGATTCCATACCCTGATTCCCTAAACTTCTTATATTTTCTACCAGCGGCTTGCCATTTATCTATATCAGACTGAGAATAATCAGCCCCACTCAACAAATAATCACCAAGTCTCTTTGCTTCCTTTTTCATCTTTATAGCCTTGGCTGCAATTTTTGGTATCTCTTTATTTTTCAAATTATATGCTTTTTTTACTTTTTTTGACCTTTCACTTCTATCAATCCTTTTTTTAGATGCGCTTGCCATTTTTTACTCCTTTATCTCTACATGAACTAGGTCATCAAATTTGTTATCTTTTATTTCACCATCACTATCCCAGTCTCCACCCCAACGAATCTTCAATCCTAATTGATGTCCAATCCCTCTGAGCATACCACCCATATAGTGAAACCTTTCTCTATCGTTCCAGTCTATCGGGTAAGGAGCGAGATCAACAGCTTTTCCTTCCATGTGTTTGGAATACTTTACTTTAGTTTTCCCTTGTGCTAATAATTCCTGCTGCCGCTCCTTACTCCGAAGTCCTTCGATAATAGTCACGTCCATTATCTTAATTAGTTCATTTAATACGTTGACCAATTTAGAATCAACGCCTTTCATTCGTTCTTTTGAACGTCTACCAAATTTTGGCATCTAACCTCCCATTTGTCTCCTCATCGAGCGAGAAGATTTGGGTTCATTTTCTACTTTTTTTTTGCACCACAAGCATATGAACGTCCTTGCCAAGTGAAGTTACCACCTTTACCACCTGAACAAGCAGCTGCGTAAGCTTTTCTAAATGAACCAGCGGCTTTAGAATCTTTCTTATACTTGACGTATGTTCCGCCTTTAGTATGTACTGCAGATTTAGCTCCTCTAGAAACTGTTCCAGTTTTCCCTAGGCCAGGAGTATCTTTATTTTTTCTCTTTCTTGCTCCTTGAGTATATGATTTTGCAGTTACAGTTCCTTTTTTCTTGGAACCTACTCTATCAACATTACCTTTCTTAGCAAGTTTTCTTAATCTTCGATTAGCTTGCCATTCTTTTAGTATTCCCATTTTACTTCCTTTTGTTTATGCTACAAGCCAGCTCTTTGCTTTTCTAATAGGCTTGAACCATCGTTTTTGCTTTTCATCCTTTTTCATATTAGGTGGAAAAGCGTGTATTTGTGCGTAATAAAGACTCTCTATTGTGTCATCATGAGCCATTTTCGGGCCGAAAGTAAGAATTTCGTTAATTAAATCAAACATATTTTTGCGTAAATGCACTGTTCCGGTACTAAAACGAGCAGAAAGTCCACTATAAATGCGATTTCGTTTCTGAGTTCCGCCAGGTTTTTCAGGAATTACCGAAATACCGAACTTATTTAGCCTTCTTCTTTCATCATTTAAGGCTTGAAAGATACTTCTATTCATAGCAACGTCTTCTACAGTGGATGATATGCAATTATATTTTTCATGTAATTCTAGGATTATATCCACAACTCCTTTCTTTCCAAGTATTTCACCAGTCGAAGGACTTTTTGAACCGATTGTGGGAACGCTTCGATGCCTCTCATATTCTAATACATATAATTCATTATTAGCATCAATCGCAATTACAGTTATTACTGAGAAATCACTATGCTTTGTATCAATGTCCGTAGCTGGGTCACATCCTATAAATGTATTAACTGGTATATCTTCACCATCTTTTACTATATAATTATTCCCATCTTCATGTTTATAGTATCCATCCCAATAACTAATATGGTCTCTTCTCCATATAGCATCTTCTTCACTCATGACCTCCATCATATATTCTTGATAGAATTTTTGAGGTTGCCCAGAATCTATATAGAATTTCTTCTTCTCTTTTAATTTCGAGACTGGAAAAAACGACTCCCATAAAGGAGTGTTTTCATCCAATAAAGCTTTATAAGTAATAACTTTCCATGAAAATTCTTTTTTATCTTTTTGAGCGCGTGCGTAATTATTAATAAGATTGTTAATGAAAGAGTCATAATGAACGGGAGTGCCATTAACACGCAACCGACCAGTATGAGGCTCAATAGCAGGATATACAACGGCAGTAACCAGATTCGCATTCTTATCCCGAGCCTCTTTCGTGATGGTATTTGCTTCGTGCTCGAAATCATCAAGAACGATAAGGTCATACCTCTTGTGAAGCTTGGCTCCTCCTCTAATTCCCGCGACATTACTTTTACTAATGAGTTTGCAGCCGTTGGTAAGTTCAATGTCTTCTTCTGTCCATTTCCTACCTCGCATTTGACCAAAGTAATATTTTATTCTATCATTAAACTCCATATGATGTTTAATGTAATCCATGTTCCCAACACTAAGCTTTTGCGTAGCAGAAACCCAAGCGTAAAATAAAAAATTATCTTTTGTTGCAAATACGAAATCTTTGATTATAGATGCTTTTGTGAGGACAGTCTTTCCATGACCACGTGGAATAATGATTGCAGTTTGTTTTATATTCTTATCATCAATAGCGTCAGCTACTTCATAATGAAAGAATGGAGTCTCAGACCTCATGAAATCATCTGGGAGAAAAAGTTTCCCAAAAGATACAAGGTCTTTACTCGCTAGTCTTAGGGTCTCTTCCGCTTGACTTATGTTCTGGCTGTTTATATTTGCCATCTAAATACTCTGTAAATTTATCTTCCAGTTTTTGCATTTCAATAAAATCATTAAAAACAGTCTCAATCCTTCTTAATCTTTCAGATATAAAGTACATAGACCTTTCCAATCCCTCTATGCTTCTTCTTAAGTCGTGTTTACTATATGTTTTTTTCTGTTTCATAATTTAAGCTATTTACCCCTTAGATACTTTAAATATTCAGATGCTACTTCTGGGTTGAAAATTGTAGTAATAAGTCTATTATCATCATCTTCATATCGAGGGTCGATGATAGTAACTGGACAATTAAATATGTTCTTATCATCTAATCCCAGTTTATCTGCATAATTATCCATTATTTTAAAAGAAGCAACTTGTAAAGCGTGTGAAATCAAACCAGAAGCGGGGTCTTTAATAACTTGATACCCTGAAACATGAGTATGCCCACAAGTAAGTATATGGTCTTTCCACCCCATTTGAGCAGCCTTAGCTACACCATGAGCAGTATTCCACATACTATTCCCTTTCCAAGTATGCCTAGCATTAATTGTTATTTCTTTTCCATTGGGGAATATAAGATTCATCCTTGCTCCCCATCTTTCATATAATCCTTTATGGTCTCTCATTATAAACTCAAGAGGGTCTCCATCCCCACTCCATACATCGTGATTCCCTGCGACAAGATATAACCAATTTAACTTATTGACAAAATATTCTGTCAATTTCCACGATTCCTTTGCAGATGTTGATTGCTGACCATACAAAGCGGATAGCCTGCCTACCCAGTTGTTCTGTATATCTCCTAAATTACCTGCGAACATTCCCTCTGTATTATTTATAATATCCGTATACATTATTATTTGAGATAAGTCAGTTCCATCATCATCAACGTGAGGGTCTCCAAAATGAGCAATTCCTATAGGACCGTCTATATTGATATTTATATCTACAAGGGTTCTACTTTCTTTTGCTTTCTTTTTTTGACTATATGCCTTTTGACGAAAACTTATTATGTCTTCCACTGGCATCATTTCTGGGTCTCTATCAGCAACTTTGAATGGAGACTCTTCTACTATTATTGGGTTAAGTGTCTTTCTATAGCATGAATTACAAGCCCATTGTTGTTTTTTACTTTCTTTATAATAAGACCAACCGTCTTTTTTTAGATTCCTAGCCCCACATTTGGGGCATCCTATTATATTGCCATCGTCATCCGTTCTAAATTCATCAACTATCTTCTTGTTTGTCTGATATGTCTTTCCCATTGCTTCCCCCGGTTATTTCTTTTCTTTCAGCACCTTCTATTTGTTCAGATGAGAACCCTTGAAATACTCCCAGTAAACCCATCTCTTTTTGTTTAATTACGTTGCCTGACGTACCTACAATCTTTCCTAATTCCTTAGTTGACTGAAGTATGATATTGTCATCTTCACTATAGTCCGCAAGATTTTTTAATTTACCCAGTATGTATTCATGGTCTATACCAAGACCTTTGGCAACATCAAGTACTCCTTTTTCTATTTCCTTCATTACTCTTTCCTGTTTTAATAGTATTGTTGCTTTTTTCCTAGCTTTCTGGCTATCCATTTCTGTATATGCTTTTTTATATGCATCAACCGCTCCCATTCCGACAACAACATTTGTCGCAAATTCCTTTTCTTTATTCGTAGCATCTTTTCTCTTATATACTCTATTGGAAGTATTCTTTATGTTAGTTGAGAATGTATACCTATTAGGATGATTATCAAAGTCAGTATCCATTTTGACATTTGGTCTATTAATGAAACTACCAACAATAGTCCTCACCCACCCTTTTGCAAATTTGTAGTTCTTTCTATCTGAGTGATGCTTGACCTCATTCGATACTTTTAGTAATTGTATTATTCTGTTATCGTCAGAGTACACCCAATCCCCCTCATTTGCCTTTCTCCAGTCTGGGTGAACTACTGTATTTGGATGAGTTTTTTTAAATTCGTCTATATCTTCGTAGACGTAATGGGTAACACCTTTTACTATTCCTTGCTCTGCCAAGTATCTCTCTCTATATTTAAATCTTTTATTTGCATAACTAGATTATCTATTAATTTAGACACCTCTTCATGAACCATAAAAACACTCCCATCTATTTCTAATGGTATCATCTTTTCAGATAAATTTTTTAGAACCGCCTCCTGAGTTTCCAAAGGTAATTCAGATAGTTCTTCTATAAAATCAGCCATAATAATTTTTTTATACATTACACATTTCTTTTTCCCTACCCTACCACCCTTTAATCTAATACATATGTCAACTTTGCCCAAGTTATATTTACTAAAAAAATTGTGGGATTTTGATATATAGCCTTTTATCCCTTAGTACCCCTTAGTTAAGGGATTTCCTATATAGGAATTTCAGTTGAATTTCATTCATTTAGAATTCATTAGTAATAATTTACTCAATCAAACTCACACAAAGGAGCAATCATCATGAGTTTAGTTTCAGTATCATCTCTTACTAAAGAGCAGAAAGCCAGGCGTGACTGGTATAAAGAGTTAGCCGCTAAGCAGCGTAAGTCTGCACTTGAGCAGTCGTTCAAGGCTGGTATGAAGCGTACATATGTCATGGGTGTATCAGTATCATCCAAGCGTGACATCATGAGCGCATTAAGGGCTGACCTTATTAATATCAATCAGCAGTGTGTAGGTGAAGGTTTGCCTGCAATATTTGTGGATGAGGACGAGGAAGATATTATCCTTCCAACACCTACATCTGAGTAATCTTTAACTGACGGACGGGGCCAAGGTGATAGCTGGCCCCATTTCTCTTTAATATTACTTATTATCGCCGCTATACTCGCAATGTGCATACATGTCTACCATGTTATACATATATACTTTCTACTTGTATAGTATCATTTAAGTATGAACTTGGGCATTAACTCTTTGTTACCAATAATATGGAGGGTTAGAATAAGTCTAAAGCTAGATAGGGCAGGTTACCATCTCACCATAAGTAGTTGGTCTAGCAAACTTTCATTAACCCTAGCAATAAGAGGCATTAATCATGACTAAATCACCAAAAGAGTATTATCAAATCACGTGGAATGGTACAATATACGCAGGTGTACCAGTAGTGAGTCATGCGTACTTAACTGAACAAAGAGCTTCAGAGTTGGAAGAAGCTGGTTGTATTGTTCGCAAAGTCCAAGATATTCTTAGACAAAGGGGATGGGCAAGATGAAGCACGTTTTCAAAGTAAGTCTCGGTGATGACACATGTCGAGAAGGGATAAACACACTTGAAGTGTCAGGCACTTTCGAGTATGCTATTCAGTACATTTCAGGGTATATACAAGCCTTGAGAGACTTAGGTCATGTACTTGGCCCTCACAACAATGTGATTCCTGTTGATGATGTCAGCATGATTCATATTGACTACGTTGACCCATTAAAAGGTTGGCGTAGTGTGATTGCATAGTTGTTTAATTTGAGGGAGTCCCAGGCGTCCGTCAGTGATTAATATAATCGTCTTATAAAGAGGGTTATTTTAATTGGATAGGGACTCTCTCATTTAATTAGGAGGTTATTGTTACAAAAAATATATGTGATGCATGTCTTTATCTAGAAGATAATCCTTGCCAATGTTTTTCTTGTGACCCAGATGGGACAAGATACATTTGTAAGTGTGATTGGATAGATGAAGACAATTTTGTTTTGTATGATGAAGAGGTTGTACGCAACCTAGAGAAAATGATACCATTAATCAAAAGTATGAAGACTTCCTTTGACCATGTTAGAGGTGATGTCGAGGCTCGTGAGATTATGGTTCATAGTATTAACCGAGCCATTGAAATAATAAGGAATAAATAAAATGTCAGAAGAATATAAAAGTGGATTGGATTTTTCAAATATATCTCATGTAAGAGAGAACATAGTTTGTGCAGATGGGTTTAAAATATCTTTTCAAGCTAGTTATGGTCATTATTGTCAACCAAGGGTCAATCAGTGGAATGATAGATTTAATAATATTATGATGAAAGATAGAACAGAAGACGAGATGGTGATTATAAATGAATCTGACCAACGTACTAAAGATACAGATATGGTATATTATACTCATGTTGAAGTTTTGATGAGAGAATATGATGATTACTGTGAAAAGTACATGAACCCATATTACTGTAGTTGTGATAAATGTCCAGGTGGTCATAGTGGTGATATAGAAGAACCTTTCATGATGGATGCTGTTAGTGCAATGGTTCTCTTAATGAGACATGGTGGAGCTGTTCAAGGACATATCCCTCATTTCTGTAAAGGTGATAGAGAAATAGCTTGGAAGAGGTATCATGAAGAGAGATTGTCGGAAGAGAGTGTCCGAGATGAATCTCAATTAATAGGTGAACAAATTATACAATAATAGGAGTGTAAAAGTGAACGATAAGAAAAAAAAAGAAATGGAAGAGAAACTATTTAATTCAGAGGGGATTAATATAAACCCTATGGAGAAGGTAGTTATAATGGCAAAGATGTTTGAAGTAATGTCATTAATAGCTGGATTATCTAACAAATTACATCATGTTGATTTAATAAGTGATAAAGAAGCTGATGCTATTAGAGAAATGACTACTGATGCTCATGCTTTCATTGGTTCAGTTCTTGAAGTAGAGCCAAGTTTACTTCACTTAGCTGCAGAGTTCAGTTCAATACCAGATGATGTATGTAAAGAAGCCAGAGAAATGACTGATAACTCAATGAGTAGTGAAGAGGCTCATGCATGAACATGGTTCAAGAGTTTGCATTAACTGTAATAGTATTATCTGTATTATGCGGTGTGTTTGTATATGGACTATCACAATTAATGTATGATGAGGAGGAAGAAGATGCTGTTGAATAGAGAATCAACCTATCATAATGTAAATCCAGTCGATGAAGATGAGTGGAAAGTATTACTATTGTTGGTGATGCGTGGCTATAAGAAGAAGAAAATACAGTTTAAGACTGGTCTCGATGGGAATAGATACTTAAAAAATGGGTATTGGCTTCCAATAAAAATTGATGACTTGAATTATGTTAATGAACATAGTAATATTAAACTTGAGGGAATAAAAATATTCGATGAGGACTGTGGTGATAAATATTGGTACGATATAACCCCATTGAAAAATAAGAGGATAACAATAACATGAATAAAATGCTAATAGCATATTGGGATTACAATAAGACAAATAAAAGTGGAGAGACTACGAAGATAGAGGTTGAAAGACTCATAGGTATCTATGAAACCTTTGAAGAAGCCAGTTTTATAGAGAGAAAGGTAAAAAAGAATTTTGAAGTTAATTGCAACTTTAAGATTAAGCCTACTAACAACAAGGTAACATCAAAAGCCAGTGTTTCTAGACATATGGAGCACCTAAGGGGGAGAAATGGCAGATAATACAACAAACTATAATGCTTTCCAGTTAATACTGGAGAATAGACCTATAAGACCTAAGAAGCTTATTACTTTAGAAAAGAAGATGAAGGACAAACCTGATTTGTTCAAGTCTAAACCTATTCTATGCAACTCAAAAGAAGTCAGTAGAGATAGGTATGAAAGCTGTGATGGTACAGGTCTTGGAATCATAGATGGTCAGCATAGATTTACAGTTGCTCAACAACTTGGAAAGAAAATATATTATGTAGTGGATGATGATATTCATCTAGATGATATAGCTGAAGCCACATCTGAGACAACACCTTGGACATTATCTGATTTCTTACATAAGTATGTAATGCAAGGTAAGACTCAGTACAAAGCATTCTCAGGATATTTACATAAAAGTGGATTTCCTATCTCTGTATGTCAGACATTGTTACAAGGAGGAAGGTGGAAGTGGCATGTGCAAACCTTTCAACAAGGTAATCTGTTATGTAGCAACTGGGAACTAGCAAACTCATTTGACGAAACAATTAATGGCACAGATGATAAAGTTGGAGTTATTGATTATCTTACATTCGCTAAGAAGTCATCATTCCTAAATGCATTTTGGGTAATGTTTAAGAACCCACTATACGACAACAATAGGATGATGTCTAAGCTAGAGTATGCTGCATCAACTGTTAGGAATTGTCCTACAAAGGATTTATTCTTAAAGGAACTATCTAGGTTATATAATTATAATTCTAGAGACAAAGTGAAATTCTTCGAGGAGGATTAGTGATAACAATTAAGGAACTGAAGTCTAGCATCCCAGACTTAATCCTTGATGTCTATACAGAGGGGAGGGTGACAGTAGTTACTTTCCCTTCAGGTAGGCTCAAGATTATGCCAGAAAATAGAAAGCCGGGTACTAAAAAATTACGGAGATAGTGTAGACTTTTTTTGTTAACCAAATATAAATGGATAACAAATGAAAGATAAAACGGTTGGCGCCAATAAAATACATATCCCCGCTAATCTCGCAATACATGTGGGGCGTTCACCTAACATTTGAGCGCTCTGCATAATTCGAGCAAAGGAGAAAACAATATGGACAACATAGAAAGAGACACACAAGCATTACTAGAAGATGAAGAGTTCAATCAAAATAAGAATGAAGTATTTCTATATTTGGAGGAATTGAGAGAATCTGGTCAAACAAATATGTTTGGTGCAGTAAACTTTATTCAAGCAGAATTTGAATGTAGTCAACATATGTCTAGAAGATACTTAGTAGCTTGGATGCAAGGATATAAAGATGAAGAAGAATAAAATGTTAAACATAGTATCTAAGAAAGAGTGTATGGATGCTATTGAGTATCTATTCACAGAAGGGTTCATTCAAGATATGAGGTCCGATGCTAGATACTACACAAGAATACTATTAAATAAAGTAGCAAATGATTATAACCTTAAACTAGAGTGGGAGGAAGACAATGCCTAGTCCAATGAAAAAGAAAACACAAAAACAAAGAGTATTAGAGTTTATGGAGAATGGTAATAGCATCACACCTATCGGAGCCTTAGAAAGGTTTGGATGTTTTAGATTAGCACATATCATATGGGATATAAGACAAGATAAACATGTTTATACCAGAATGATTAAACATCCTAGATATGGAACTTCATTTGCTGAATATTCATTTAAGCCTTGGAGTGAATCATGAGATATTATTGGGAAGTTTTATTTAATGTAGAATATTTTCCTTACTGGGAGTTTACAATGCTTATGATATTATTATTATGTCTTAGCATGTTATGGAGACTACATAGAATAGAAAACAAAGTAGACGTAAACAATGAAGTCATGCATGAGGTATTAGAGGAATTAATAGACTGAAAACTATAATAAAAGGAGAAAAACATGGGATTTGATTTAAGCGGGCTTTGCCCAACAGAAAATACACCTAGGCCTGAAGCTGTCACAAAATGGTGCAATAAAGATGGTTGGGTGGAATGGAAAGAAATGGAAAAAGTGGAAGGTGCTTCTACAGAGTATTTTGAGGCAATGGAAAAATGGAGTAATGAAAACCCTGGTGATTATTTCAGAGCAAATATATGGCATTGGAGACCATTGTGGGATTATGTATGTGATGTATGTGATGATATACTAACAGAAGAAGATATGGAAAAAGGTACATATAATGATGGACATGAGATAGATAATGATAAATCTCTGGATATTTCAATTAGGTTAAAAACCTTATATGAAGATGGAAAAGTTCTTAAACACCAGATAGAGAGAGAAGTTTATCTAAGCAACTTAGATTTAGTAGAATGTACAATTTGCAATGGGACTGGAAAAAGAGATGACGAACATGTTAAAGGAGATTGCAACGGTTGTGAAGGAGAAGGTAAAAGAGAAAACTTTGTTACAAATTATCCATTTCACGCAGAAACCGTATTAGAATTTGCAAACTTCTGTGAACAATCAGGTGGTTTTAGTATTTGCTAACCGAGCAAGGAATATAAGCTGGTAGTTGTGCAAGTTTACATAGTTGACAAATGTCAACAAACCAGAGACTCAACACCAGCTATGTTTCGATTGACTCTAAGCCTTGAT